ACGATTTGTTAATATAATCAATGATTGTGTTGATCCTATTCTTAGTGATGATAAGAAGTCCATAGAATGGGATTGGTCACATAAACTGGTAGGTAAAGTTCATAAAGAAATCCAGATACCTATCTCAAATGAAGATGATATAACATACACAAAAAAGATTATGAAGACTGCCTGTCTATCTTATGTTGAGGAATTGATTAAAAGTAATACTGCCTACGGTTGGAAGAAGATTGCTGGTGATGCAAAACCAACTATACAAAATATTCATCTAACACAGAGCTGGGTGGTCAGTCAGTATGCGGGCGAGTTTAATCCTTGGCATCATCACAATGGGAACTTCTCTGCTGTGATCTATCTTAAACTACCCCCTAAGATGCATGATGAGATTGTAGAGGATAACAAGGATCATTATCCAGCAAGTGGATTGATCGAATTTATGTTTGGTGAGAACCAAGAGTTTCGTAGTGACAATCTTAAATTTAAACCAGAAGTGGGCAAGTTGTTGGTATTTCCATCATGGCTTAAACATTTCGTATATCCCTTTCAGAGCAAGGGTGAGAGAAGAAGTATGAGTTTTAATGCTCATATGTTTGTACAAGAGACTTGACAAACTTCTTTAAGCCTGGTATAGTAAGTAATAATAATGAACGTAGGATGAATTTATGATATTAGTTGATATGAGTCAAATTATGATGGCAAACATTATGATGCAAATGCACATGTCTAAAGGCGATGAGCCAGATGAAAGCATGGTAAGACATATGGTTCTAAATTCTCTACGTATGTATCGCACACGTTTTCTGTCTGAATTTGGTGAGATGGTTCTCTGCTTCGATTCTAAACATTACTGGAGGCGAGAATTTTTCCCAGAATATAAACATAGTCGTAGGAAGGGAAGAGCTACAGATGATAAGAATTGGGATGCTATTTTTGGATGCCTTAATATCATTAAAGATGAAGTTAAGACACATATGCCATACAAGTCAGTAGAGGTATATGGTGCAGAGGCAGATGATGTTATTGCTACATTATGTTCTGAATATGCAGAAGAAATTATGATACTATCTGGAGATAAAGATTTTATTCAGTTACAGAGGTTTCCTAATGTGAAGCAGTATAGTCCTATTACCAAAAAGATGATAAATGGTGAAGACCCTGTTAGATACATAAAAGAACATGTATTCAAAGGTGATACCAGTGATGGTGTTCCTAATGTACTCTCGCCAGATAATACCTTCACTGATGGTCTACGACAGAAACCAATGACTAAGAAAAAGATTGCAGCTTGGATAGATCATGATTTTGATGACGTTGCACCTAATGATGAAGTGAAACGAAACTATCAAAGAAATCGTAAGTTGATTGATTTGAGTTTCGCTCCAAAAGAGTTATCTAGCGAGATACTAGATACATATAGGGACTCACCATCAGGAGATCGTAGTCAATTACTAAATTATTTTATAAAAAAGAGGTTAAGTATCCTCACTGAATCGATAGGAGAATTCTAGATGTCAGAAAATTACACACCGCTTTATTCGGAAATTTTGAGTAAGCTTTCAAAGATTAAATCAAAGAAGGATAAGGTATCACATTTGCAAAATTATAATGATGCTTCACTTAGGATGATCATTAAATCTTCTTTTGACCCTAAAATTAAATGGTCACTACCAGAAGGCGAAGTTCCATATAAGAAGAATGATGCACCAGAAGGTACAGAACATTCTAACCTATCATATGAGGCACGTAAATTGTTTCATTATATTGAAGGTGGAAACCCGAAACTTACTCAAAATAAACGTGAATCCATGTTTATTCAATTACTAGAAGCACTACATCCAGACGAAGCAGATATTCTTATTGCTGCAAAAGATAAAATTCTACATCGTATGTATAAGGGCTTGTCTGAGAATGTGGTAAAAGAGGCATTTAATTGGAATGATCAGTTTATGGTTATTGAGGATGCTGGTTATGATCAATTGCCGGGGCCTGCCAATGGATAAGTGGATTTGCCCTGATTGCGGTCATGTGCATGAAGGTGACGAATTACCCACCGAAGAATGTCCAATTTGTGGTTGTCCAGCAGAAGAATACGAAAAAGAATAGAACTTTATAGCGAATTGCCTTGACAATCTCTATCATGTGTGTTATAGTATATTATAAACTGAGAAAACACACAGAAAGTTAATGTTATGATGAATTTTGAAGAAGTTGCCCAACGAGTCGAAGCAATGCGTCAACAGGTTCAAGCAATGGATGACATGGAACGTGATGAGAACGGTATGACCAAAGAAGGTGCTTTTGAATTCAACGGTCAGGTTCAGGCCCTGTTTGTGGCTCTGGATACGTTTGAGGATGCAATGGTGCAAGCAAAAAAAGTATGATTCTTAATATCACAGGTTCTTGTAAATCGACTAGGAAACTAGTTGATTCTGCTGCATGGAGTTATGCAGAGAGATTGATAGGTAAAAGGTTGTTAAATACCTTATACATCGATATCAAATTAGTAAGAAATTTGACTGATAAAGAAGGGATGGAAGGTTCTTGCATCTGGGATGAATGGGAATCAAAATCTACCCCACGTTCTTACACTATCGAGCTCGACTCTAGTGTATCACTTAGAAATATATTAATCAGTCTTGCTCACGAATTTGTGCATGTTAAACAGTGGATTTCTGGTGAAATGTACGAATATGAAGAACCTAATAAGGTTAGGTTTATGAAAAAGAAAGTGGATACCTCTAAGCTAAACTATTTTGATTATCCTTGGGAAATAGAGGCGTTTGGTCGCCAGTTGGGATTGTTCGTAAGAATGTGTGAAGATGACGGTATTGCAGGCCGTGAAGATATGATGGAGATAGCATAGTGTGACAAAAATATCACACTCTAAAATAAAACGTCCAGAGGGCCTTTACAAATTGCTTAAAGTATGATAGCATTAGTAATAATTGAAAAAGGAAAGTATATATTATGAATAATTATTTTAGTTACATGGCTAAAGAAAGTATCGAAGAGGGTTTTGATGCTGGAATGGTTTTCCCTAGTTTTAAGTCTGCCGCAAAAATTGGAAACAATCTTATTACTGTTGCGAATAGTCCAGCTGGAGTTGTTGGAACTGTAATTAGGTTTACAAATAAAGTTCCAAACTATATTGCGAAAAGAACTTTTTTGGAAAAACCAGAAGTGCGTAAACGTAGTTCATCTGAAGGTTTGTCTGGGGTTCCTATCAAAAAGTTTTTAATCCCAAATACTGTTTTTAAACTTATCGAAGGTGGTAAAGTTAGGAACGAAGATAAACCTCTTATTGACGCTGCAATTAATGCATAAAAAAGTCAAAAGGGACTTTACAAAATAGTATATATAGTGTACTATAATATAATAACAAATTATATGCTGGGTATGAAGGCATATAATTCAACATTGCAAAAAGGAGTATAACCATGCAATTACTATTTGACGTAGAACGAAGCCTAAAGGCAAACCCCCCAAATTATCCAGAAGATAAAGGTATCAATTGGAGAGAGAGAAAGCGTGGAAAGCTTTCATCTTTAAGAACAAAAGACAGCAAAGGTGTAAGTCTGCAACCAAGAGAAAAAAGTGTTGAACAGACACAAAGAGGTACAGAACATTCATTTAAAGTTAATAATGTTATGTATGATAAAGATGTTATGGTTGCAGCATTATGTGACGATGGTGTAGAAGAACTAATCTCTGGTTTCGGTAGAGAATATGCCTTTAACAATATGGGTGTTGATACCTATTTTTGGGATGTGGTTGAGTTTGATAGTCCATATTGGAAAGCAATATGGAAAAGGAGACTTAATTCATCTAAAGACCATATTGGAAATGGAACTCCAAATACCGAAGGAACTTATCTAAAGGGCCTTGTAGAACTTAAAAACACTAAAGGTTTTAATTTCAAAAATGATGATGAAGTTAAATTGGCATTATTGGAAATGTCTGATGGACAATTAGATGATGATCAGGTAGAAAAACTTTTTAAGAAATTCCGAAAGAATAATAGTGTAGAAGAGGGTGTTATTGCACTTTCACAAAAAGATGCAAATACAGCTGCAACTAATTTGGGTTTACCTTCAAGTGGATATGTCAAGGACACTTCTTCTAAGGCATGGGATACTTTAGGTTATGTTCGACATAATGGAGATATTAGTAACAAGATTGTTGATTTTGTCAACCAATATGATAACTACGGTCAGAAAATCCTAATAACAGGATTTATTGAATATGTTGTGCATGACAATATTGGGAAACAGAGACAAGCATGGCTTAAACAATTTGAAACTGGTATCGAATGGATGAAAACCCATTTGGATGAGAAGTATCATGACATTTTGGAATTTCAAGGATTTATTGCCCAGATCAATACAAGGGACAATTCTCAAGGTGGTAATCCAAGAGAAAGCGGTTTAGTTGATGTGAATGGAAAAAAAATCACATACCTTAGTTACTTAGGAAAGCATTTGAATTAATGGTTTTGCTTTCTATAATCGGCCCTCCTGCTGTCGGAAAGAGCTCTATCATTAGAGCTCTTTTCAGTGAGGAATATGTTAATAAACCGCCAAACCTAATTGAGCCTAAACCGCTTTTCAAATGCACTGAGTACAACGATTACCTATTCACTGGTAATCGTGTTCTCTTACTTGGACAATATGATGAAGGGACATTTTCTGGAAGCGATTCGTGGTCATATTCGGTTCTTGCAAAAGGA